CTTTGAGTATTTTAATGCATTTTGCTGAACAATGCTTGATATATATTCGGAAGATGGTGATAAGTTTGTATTATAATAAACTTTTGAATTTACCTCAAGATAAATATATTTGAGATCTAGTATTTCCGGAACTATACCAGATATTGCATATTTTTTTAACTTTAACTTAATTTCTTCTTTTATAAGATTTGGAATAAAATCGCCAAATTTTGGTTTGATACTTATAAAAACCTTTCCGTATTGTGGCGGCACCAAATCTTCCCCACCAAAAACTGATATAGATTCCGTTTCTTTGTATATTCTGGAAGGTATTAAAGTTTCGTAATCATTTATTGTGACAGCTCTATTTTGAGAGGCATATATTCTAGGTGCATATTTTTTTATTGATTCTACCGATTCTATATTTTCTCCGCCAGACGATGGTAAGATAGTGGTTATTAGAGAAATTCCCGTTGATACCGTATATTCTATGGAATTTCTTGTATATGTTAATCTACCAGAAAAAGCGAACTGAGAAACTCCATTTGCACTATCGCCGTTTGAAGTAATATAATTGATAGTTATGTAATTTCCTTCATCAAGTTTTTTCCCAAATACTCCATCACCAAAAATAATTTCATATCTTTCGTCTTCTATTTCTTGTAAAAAATATATTCTAGATTCTTTATTAATATCAAAAAGACTATCTTGAAATGTGTATTTTTGAACTATTGATGATTGCTCATTATTTCTAACACTTATGGATATTAAATCTGTGTCTATACCGAGATTTTGTAGAATAAATCTTTGATATTGATTTCTAGAAGAGTATGTAAAATTATTTGATATGAGAATTCCCTGGTAAACTTTTATATTGTCAAAGGAAGCAATTCCATTAACAACTGGAACTGTAATATCATCTAATATTGAAAAAACAAATGAGTTATTTTCAAAGGAATTGGTGGATGTTGCAACTGGACCTTTTTTTAAGGTAAGAGAAGATAGTTTTGGAAAAATATTCGATACATCAACAAAGAAACTCACCGTTGCAGATGCTGCCTTTCTAGACCTTGGTACATATCCTATATTTTTAGCAAGAGAAACCACATTTTCTCTAAGAGTTGCGCTGTCTATAAAAACTTCATTTGCAACCATGTTCGCATTATATGAAGTTATATAGGTATTGTACGCCAAAACATCAAGAATTGTTGAAAGATTAGATCCCTCAAAATCATAATCAATAAAATTAGAATTTGCTTTTAAATAATCTTTAAGTGTTGTTTTAATCTGGTCAAAGTCCAGATTTGAAAAATTTATTAATGACATTTACCTGGTAGATTGCAATACAAATTGTAATTGTTGTGAAGCAACGTCCACTCCTATAATATTATATAAAATACTCACATCAAAAGAACCATTATCATAGTCTGGAAAAATTTGAACATCAATCAGTCTAACTCTTGGTTCATAATTTATTATCGATTGCCTAATTTCATCTGCAATGATTGATGACGTAATCTCATCTATATTTTCAAAGAGAACTTTTGAAATGTTGGAACCAAAATTTTCATTAAAAAACTTTTCTCCCCGAAGAGTAAAAACAATATTCTTAATAGAACGGGAGATTGCAGTTTCATTTTTTAGTGCAATGAGATCATTATTCAGAGGATTGGTCTGAAAAGTCATACTAACGTCTTTAAATCCTTGACTTACCCGTTCTAGAGGCATGAATTATTTTAAATCTATCTTATTTATTAGGAATTTTTTGATTCATAAAGTGGTTCAGTGCCATATTCCCAATCATCATAGTCAGAATCATTTCTAATTTTGGCATGAATTTCGTTTTGATGATAAAAATCGTGTTTTTTGGGAGTTAGATCATCGTTTGCAATCTCACGAAGCATCTTTTGCTTATTAATTTGGTCTTCCCAACCATATTCACTACTCAAATATCGAGTTCCCCACTCATTTTTCATAAAATTTTGATCTTTATCAATTTTTTTGGACATTGTGCGCTCCTGATTCGTTAAAATCAGAACTTTTTACGGGGTTACTATCCCGGGTATTGATGTAAAACCCTTTTCTTAGATAGTCTTCGTCTTTAACAAAGGTATAATTTTCTATTTTTTCTATCTTATCACCTTTCCAAACAGGAATTGCAACAGTATTGCCATATCGAAAGTCTGGATTTTGGCGAAAATGTACTTCGATAAGTTTATTTCCGATAAATTCGCAGTTAATCCACTCATAATTCCCTTTCAAATTGTTTAAAGTTGAAGGAAATTCAATATCTCTATCAATCTTAGTCCATTTTTTCCATTTGTACAATGATTTATTATCATATCTATCACCCAAAACAACTAATTGTGCCTTTTTATCTCTAAAATCAACACTAATGTGTTCTCCATGAAATATTTCACACCAAAACTCTGATGGATGGAAATGATCGGTATATCTATCAATCCACTCTATACGAGAAAATCGTCCCATACCGAGTAAATTAATACTTGGTCGGACGATATAATGGTCTGGAGATGGTACAGAAGTCCCTACAGGACCACACAGATACCTTAGAGAGTGTGATAGAAAGAGTTTATTATATACCCATAAATCCTCTATATGAATGGAACTCAATTCATATAGAGGATTGAAATGGTACATAATTTTTTCTAGTCCATATTATGATTTATCTTAAATTTTAGTTTCATAGTTTTGTCTTTCCATTGTATAGTTTCTTTGTATTTTAATTTGGGAATTGGTAAAAGTCCAACATTCACCTGTGTCATCTAAAAAGACAACCCATTCTAAATTGTGTTCCTGAGAACGATCAATTACAAAAAAAGCCCAGCCAAGACCCTTTGGGGTAATGACTGGGCTTTATGGATCTAATTGGAGCATTTATTTTCCTTGACCTCTATACTTTTTCTTTCGTCCATTGCGAGAGGTTGCACTGAGTAGTGTGCGAGGAGAACGTCCTTGACGTGTTTTCTTAGGTGCTCCAGGTTCAAACACCGTCTTATTACTTCCACCTTTAGCCATAAATTTCCTCCAGTTCAATTAAATTTGGATCAATATCTTCACCTAAGTAAAAACGCTCAGCGAAGTCTTGAATGATCTCACTGCATTCTTCTGCAGTGAGATCTGTATAAATTTTACGTGCTTGATAAAGTACGTTGTATTTTATCATCAGATAATACGAGTTTTCTCATGTCCGACTCTAATGCGAGGATCGCACCAAATCTTAAATCCTGCATCAATTGCATCAAGACAGAATGATACATCTTCACCACACATATCTTGAACGGCACCAGACTCAAAGACTTGCATCTTTGGAGCAAACCAAGGATATTCTAGATTTTCAAAGACACCTTTCTTAATCAAAACCCAACCAAAACCTGTATAATCTACAGTGAATGGCTTACGACGCTTTGAGATAGATTCAACGGTCTCATGATTCATGACTCCACCGTTCTTACGGAAGTCATCTTCTTCTAACCAGTGTGCGACAGAGGTTGTGTGTCCGTCTTCAGTTGCATACCAACCAGCGACAATTTCACGCTCCTCCTCTTCTTCTGCGGGGAAAGCAATATCACAGAGTTGCCAGAACTTGTTAGAATCGAAAACAATATCACTATCAATCCAGAGTTGATAATCATATTCAAGTTTTCCATCCCAAGGTACTTGCTTTGGACCTCTGAGTACATTCGCGCCAAGACACTTGCATCGTGCAAAGTTTACCATTGAAGAGTAGTCTTGAGAAATCTGAATACTCATTCCATTTTGTACTAGATCAAAACAAAGTTGTACGAATGCTTTTAGAAAGATGAAAGAACATCCTCTTCCAGGAAGACAAAAGACAATGCTCTTACCTCTCATTCTTTTTTTAATAGCATCATAGTCCCACTCTTCTGCTGATTTTTGAGGGGATGCAGCCTTAACAGTAAATCCTTTGGACATAAAAATTAATAAACCTTCATTTCAATTTTAACATTGTATATATGTGATTGTCAATGTGAGGAATTTAAAACTGCTTCCATATTAAGATAAAGTTCTTCATAATTTAAATCATCCTTTGTAAGATTTAAATCAAGTAAATCAACCATTCTGTGCAGCATCTCCCAAGTCTCGGAAAACTTTTCTTCCGATAGACTGTGATATATGCACTTATCCTTTGCGTATATGTGATATATTCTCTCTTGGTTTTTCATAAAAAAATTTTTTTCGAAAATTTTTTGTGGTAAAACTTAATTTACTATCGACTTATATATTATAACAATTAAAATCCCCAGAGGAACTCCAATGATCTTAAAGCATTTTGCGGGATGGCGAATTAACCAACCAGCAAAAACTACTCTCCAAAAATTCCAATATGGGTGAGATCTCATTTCCTTTTTCTTTTTGATGATACTCTTTTTTGTGCAGGCGTCCGAAATATTCCAGTGGCACAACTTTTATTTCTTTTGTGCTTTCCTCCGAATATTCCCCAACCGTGACAATTTGCTTTCTTCTTTGGTGCCATTTTTTTCTGGGAATTTTTTTTTTATGAAAGTGAAATAGAGGTCGAAAAAGACATACAGTGTAGGTTAGGGACTTATCGATTTTTTATAAACGGGGGCGGCAAC